CGCAGAACGAGGACTGCAACACGCCCCAGACACTGCGCACGTTGCAGGCCCTGGGCGAGTACATCGGCGAGATGGGCGGCGACCTGTCCACCATGGACAACGCGGCCATCAAGGCGCTGATCATGCCCAAGGAGGCGCAGGGGTATGACCAGTCCGCCACGCTGCGCTCCGGCGCCGAAACCCTGGCCAAGTACGGTCTGCCCCTGGGCGGCAAGTACAACACCCGCGACATCGCCGCAGCCCTCGAAGCCCGGCAGCGCGAGAAGTACGGCAAGATCGACCCCACCGACCGCAGCGACGAGGCTGCCGGCAAGATCGCCGAATGGATGGCCGAGGAGGTGCGCTTCGAGATGCTGCACCCGCGCAAGTCCGGCGTGGGCTGGTACTCCTACAAATTCCAGCGTGCGCTCGACATCTTCGGCGAGGAGTTTCCCGAACTGAAGAAGGACAAGGACGCGCGCGCCACGCTCACCGCGCTGATCGCTATCACGTCCGACGGCCAGAAGGTGGTGCCGAACTTCCGCATGGCGATGGACCTCTACCGGAATTTCAGCAAGACGGGCAAGTTCACGACCGAGCGCGGCCACTCGCGCATGGAGAGCATCCAGGGCAACATCGACCTGCTGCAGGTCATGCTGGACGACATGGGCCCCAAGGCCATGCGCAAGTACCTGCTGCAGGAGGCGACGGTCTCCGAGCTGCGCCAGCGTGCCAAGGCCGAGGGCGTCGAGTTCAAGACCGACTACCAGGCGCACATCAAGCTACCGATGGCTGCCGTCACCTTCGGCCCCAAGCTCGGCGCGTTCTACGCAAACCTGATGGGCGCGCATGGCTACCTGACCATGGACCGCTGGTGGTCGCGCACCTTCAACCGCTACCGGGGCACGCTGCTGCAAGCTCCGACCAAGGACGGGCTGAAGCGCATCAAGGATCTGATGGGCCACCCCGAGTGGTCCGACGACCAGGCCATCGCCGCCACGGTGGAGCCGCGCAACTCCTACGAGGCCAAGGGCTTCAAGAACGGCACCGAGATCGAGAAGGCCGCAAACACGGTTTACAAGGCGGCGTTCGAGAACCTGGAGGACGCCCCATTCAACGCGACAGACCGCACGTTCATGCTGCAGTCTGTGGACAAAGCACAACAGATCCTGGCCGCAGAAGGGCGTAAAATCTCGGTAGCGGACATTCAGGCCGTCCTGTGGTATTACGAAAAACGCCTGTACGGTGAACTTGGAGCTCGGCAAACAGCCGATGTGAGCTATGAAGACGCAGCAAAAAAGGTCGTCGGAGAACAAGCCGACGCTGGTGATGCCGGACGATCAGATGCACGCGGACCTGCAGAAGGCGCAGGACAAAATGACGCCGGAGCAGAGGCTGGCGTTTCTGAAGAAGATGTTCCCCCAGGACTCGAGCCCTTCGACGGCGCAGACGTAGGCGACTCCACCACCCTGTATCAGGGCGACCCGGCCGACCTGGTCGCACAGCACAACCTGACTGCGGCAAACCTGCTGCATGCCGTGAAGATGGGCGGCATCCCGGTGCCGTCGCTGGCCGTCACGAACAAGGCGCACCCTCTCACCGGCTTTGGCGAGATCACCCTGCTCGCACCCAGCGCGATGGTGGACCCCAAGGGCTACGCATCCAGCCAGGTGTTCGGCGCTGACATCTACAGCCCGCGCTATCCGCAGATTACCTATGAGCTGACACCCGCCAAGACCAAGGCGCTCAAGGCGCAATTCGCGGAAGGCGAGAAGGCGACCGGCGCCAGCATCGACCTGGACGAACTCGACAAGCGTGGCGCCGAGGCGATGAAGAACTCGGCCGCCGTGATGTGGCAGTTCCTCACCGAGCAGGGTGTCACGCCCGACGTCAAGTCCAAGCAGGGGATGGACCCCCGTCAGCTGCAGCGCCTGAAGGACTTCGGCTTCGAGAAGTTCTTCGGCAACACCGACCACCAGAGTTTGATGCGCGACGAGGAATTCCAGCGCCTGGCGATAGCAGAGCACAACGACACCCTGGCCGCAGGCGGAATGGAGGACCGGGCCGTTGACTTCGAGGACGCGAAGGCCAACGACTTTTCGCGCCTGATGGCCCTGGCGCGCAATCCCGCCTACGAGATGGCCAAGATCGGCGAGCAGGCCAAGCCAGACGGCTATGCCACACGCGACGCCCTGCGCACCCAGATCCGGGGCAGTCTCGACACGCAGTTCGAGGCCTTTGTGAACCAGAAGTTCGAGGCTTTGGGCGCCAAGGAAAAGATCTTCCAGGGCTTCACCAACAACGGCAACCGCAAGTTCACCCCGCACACGCTGGAGAACGTGGTCAAGATCCTGAAGAAGGAATTGCGTGGCGGCGAGGGCTTCAACTATGGCGTCGGGTCCCTGCGCGCCAAGTTCACCCCGCAGTTCAAGAGCATCGAGCAGATCCGCAAGGCCAAGGACCGGCTGATGGATAAGGCCGCATTCGAGGCGGTCAAGACCGAGGTGGATGATGAACTGGTGGGGATCTCTGACCAGCTTGGCCTCTCCCTCGACCAGACCATCGAGGTGCTGGAGGATGCTGCCAAGATGGGCGCCGGCAAAGCCATCGAGCGAGCGATGAAGGACTACAAGCGCAGCGATGCGCCCGCCAGCGAGGATGCCAAGGTGCGCGTCGCCGAGTACCTGACACGCCTGCGCAATCTGCCCACGGAATACTTCGAGGCCAAGATCCTGCGCGACGTGGATCTCGCCGAGTTCAAGGGCGCCGTGGTGCCAGAGGGCGTGGATCCAGCCGTCATCAAGGCGCTGAACGACCGTGGTGTCACCGACATCCGCACCTATGCGCCCGGCAATGATGCCGACCGTGCTGCCAAGATCAACGAGTTCGGCCACCTTTTTTTCCAGGACAAGCGCGGCTCCGTCCAATTCGGCGCCGACCGCAAGTTCCAGATCAACCTGTTCGAGAAGGCCGACCTCTCCACCTTTCTGCACGAGTCCGGCCACTTCTACCTGGAGGTGATGGGCGACCTGGCTGCTGATCCCAACTCCGACCCGCAGGTGAAGGACGACTACGCCAAGATCCTGGCCTACCTGGGCGTGGCCTCACGCGAGGAGATCCAGGTCGAGCACCACGAGAAATTCGCCCGCGCCAACGAGGCCTACCTGTTCGAGGGCAAGGCTCCTTCGCCTGAACTGCGCGGCGCGTTCCAGCGCTTCCGGGCCTGGATGAAGGTGATCTACGGGCAACTGCAAAAGCTGAACGTGGAGCTCTCCGACGAGGTGCGCGGCGTGTTCGACCGCATCTATGCCACCGACAGCGAAATCGAGCAGGCCAGCCAGCAGGCGAACATCGAGAACCTGTTCCTGGACGCGGCGACCGCCGGCATGACCGAGGCCGAGTTCGCAGCCTACCGCGACACGGTGGCGTCCACGACGGCGACCGCCAAGGAGGAACTGCAAACGAAGCTGATGCGCATCGAGAAGCTCAAGCGCGAGACCTGGTGGCGTGCCGAGCGCAAGACGGTGGCCGAGCAGGTTGCTGCCGACTACGACGCGCTCCCGGCGGCCCAGGCCTTTGCCGACATGGTGGAGGGCGACTCTCCCGTGAAACTGAACCGGGCGCAACTCACCGAGCGCTACGGCCAGGACATCACCAAGCGGCTGGCGCGTGGCTATGGCGACGGCAAGGGGTCTGTCTACTCCGACGAGGGCATCGACGTGGCGACGGCTGCCGAGCTCATGGGCTATGCCAACGCCGACGACCTGATCAACGCGCTGGTGAACCTGCCCAACCGCAAGCGCTACATCGCCGCCGAGTCCGAGCGCATCATGTCCGAGCGCCACGGCGACCTCCTGAACGACATCGCCATCGCTGACGAGGCCATGGCGGCGCTGCACAACGAGAAGCGCGAGCAGGTGCTGCGGATCGAGTTGCGAGCCCTGAACAAGCAGATCAAGGGCGAGCAGGTGCCTGCCGATCAACTGCGTTCCATGGCAGCGGGCATCATCGGGCAAAAGCAGGTGCGCGACATCAACCCGAACAGCTACCTGCAGGCCGAACAGAAGGCCGCGCGTGCAGCCTTCAAGGAAATGGCGGAAGGTGGCAACCGCCTGGAGGCCCTGAAGCAAAAGCAGAAGGAGCTGCTGAACCACTACCTCTACCGCGAGGCCCGCAAGGCCGTGGTCGAGGCCGAGAAAATCCGCACCTACCTGACCGGCTTCGACACCACCAAGCGGCGCGGTGAACTGGGCAAGGCTGGCGCCGACTACCTCGACCAGGTCGATGCCATCCTGGAGCGCTATGAACTCAAGCGCGTGTCCGGCAAGGCCATCAACAAGCGCATGGCCCTGGCGGCCTGGCTGGATGAGCAGGAGGCGCAGGGCAACGCTGTTGCTGTTCCGCAACAGATCCAGGACGAGTCGCGCCGCATGAACTGGAAGCAGGCGCAGATGGACGAACTGCGCGCCGTGCAGGACGCCGTGCGCAACATCGCCCACCTGGCCAGCCTGAAGAACAAGCTGATCCGCAAGGGCAAGATGGTGGACTTCGCGGTGGTGCAGGGCGACCTGCTCAACGCCGTGTACTCCTCCGGCCTGACGCCGACCGACGACCTGATCATCGTGTCCAAGTCCTCCATGACCTTCAAGCAGAAGGCCGCTGCCGCCTGGCGCCGGTTCGATGCCGAGCACATGAAGATCGAGCAGCTCGTGGAGTGGCTGGACGGAGGCAAGATCGACGGCCCGTGGGCGCGCTATTTCTTCGACCTGGCCGACGAGGCGCAGACGATGGAGTACGACCTGCACGCCTCCGTGACGACGAAGATCCAGGCCCTGAGCGACGCCATGCCCAAGGAGTGGAAGCTGCGGCTGGCCGAGCGCAGCACCGTGCGCATGCCGGGGTTCCGCGACCCGCTGCTCTACAAGGACGTGCTGTCCATCGCCATGAACATGGGCAACGCGCAGAACATGCAGCGCCTGGCCGACGGCTATGGCTGGCGCGCCACCGACTTCGATGCTGTGCGCGACGCCATGACCAAGCAGGACTGGCAGTATGTGCAGGGCATGTGGGACGCCATCGAAACCCTGTGGCCGCAGATGGCCGAGCTCGAGAAACGCCAGTCCGGGCTGGAGCCTGAGAAGGTCGAGGCCCTGTCCTTCGAGGCCTATGGCGAGACCTGGCGCGGCGGCTACTTCCCCCTGGTCTACGATCCCCGCAAGTCGAATGCCGGCGAGAAGCAGAGCCGCGAGGCCGAGTCGGTGCAGCAGTTCATGTCGCAGGGCTACGGCCGGGCGGCCACCAACCGGGGCGCGGCCAAGACACGGGTGGAAACCCTGAAGGCTCCTGTGCTGCTGGACTACGAGCAGGTGGTGACGTCCCACCTTGCCAAGGTGATCAAGGACATCTCGCACCGCGAGGCGGTCCTGAGCATCAACAAGATCCTGTCGGACGCCAGCATCAAGGAAGCGCTGATCGAGAGGGCAGGGGAGGCGCGCTACACCGAGATGAACCGCTGGCTGCAGGTGCTGGTGTCCGACCGGGCCGACACGCTGCACCAGGCGTCTGGCATGGGTAAGTTCGCCATGAAGGCGCGCACCAACATGGCCATCGTGTCCATGGGCTGGAAGATCTCCACCATGATGGCGCAGTTTGCAGGCTTTAGTTCGTCGTCGGATCTGGTCAAGCCGCAGTTTCTGGCCAAGGCCATGATCCAGGCCACGCGCAACCCGGCCCGCACCTGGCAGATGGTGCAGCAAAAGTCCGGCGAGATGCGCAACCGGACCAACACCATCGACCGCGACGTGCGTGACGCCCTGCTGCGCATGCGCGGCGTGGGTGGCATGGCTGCCGATGTGCGCCGAACCGCGTTCTACCTGACCGCCATGGCCGACCGCGTGGTGTCGATCCCCACCTGGCTGGGCGGCTACAACCAGGCGCTGGTCGAGGGCAGGAGCGAGGAGGATGCCATCCGATCCGGCGACCGGGCCGTGCGCCTGTCGCAGGGCGCTGGTGGACCAAAGGACCTGGCGGCCGTCCAACGCAACAACGAGCTGATGAAGCTGCTCACCATGTACTACACACCGTTCTCGGTGCTGTATGCGCGGCTGCGAGACGTCGGCCACAAGTCGGCCACCCAGGGCATCGGTTACCTCCCGGCGGCTGCGGCCCGTCTGCTGGCGCTGGTGGTGCTGCCGGCCGTGATGGGCGACCTGCTGGCAGGCCGTGGCCCGGACGAGGACGAGGACGAAACCTGGTGGGCCATCCGCAAGATGCTGCTGTACCCCATCGCCACCATCCCGGTGGTGCGTGATTTCTCGGCGTTCTTCGAGGCGAAAATCATCAACGCGAGCGGGGAGGGAACGGTGAAATACACGCCCGACTACAAGCTGTCGCCTATCGTCAGCGCCATCAATAAAGTCGCAAAGACGCTGCTGGATGATATTCCTGCAGCCATCAGTGGCGAGCGCGAGCTCGACAAGACGGCCTGGGACGTGTTCGAGACGTCGGGCTACATCTTCGGCCTGCCGACGGGGCAGGTGCGCATCACGGGCGAGTATCTGGAGGACCTGCTGACGGGCGACGCCGAACCGGAGAATGCAAGCGACATCATGCGGGACGCGCTGTTCCGCAGGCCACCGCAGCGCTGAATTCCCCGTGGTGTGAAAACCACATCACTGATAGAATCGCGGCAATCATTCGACCTGGGGTGCTGCCGTGACCGTTCAAACCGAAATCTCCCGTTCAGGGCCATACGCTGGAGCAGGAACCACCGGCCCGTTCACGGTCGGCTTCCGCTTTCTCGACAACACCCACCTGCAGGTCATCCGCACCTCCACGTCCGGCATCGACGCGACGCTGGTGATCACCACGGACTACACCGTCAGCGGGGCAGGGGGGGCAAGTGGCACTGTGACCCTGGTGTCGGCCCTGTCCACTGGCGAGCGCCTGACCATCATCCGCGACGTGCCGTTCACGCAGCTCGCCGACTATGTCGACAACGACGCATTCCCTGCCGAGTCGCATGAGAATGCGCTCGACCTGCTGACCATGCAGACGCAGCAGAACCAGGAGGAGCTCGCGCGCGCCCTGACACTCCCGGCCACCACAAGCGGGGTGTCCACGGAGCTGCCGTTCCCGGAGGCGAATACATTTCTCGGGTGGAATGAAACAGGCACCGCACTGCAGAACCTCGACACCGGCACCCTGGCCACCATCGTGGCGTATGGCACGGCCAACTCGGACGTGTTCGACGGCGACGGCGTGACCACGCAGTTCGTCCTGAGCGACAACCCCGGCGCGCTGAACAACCTGGACGTGGCCGTCGAAGGCGTCACGCAGACCCCAGGCATCGACTACACATGGTCGTCCGGCACCACGGTGACGTTCACCACGGCGCCCGTGGCAGGCACGGATAACGTGCTGGTGCGGTATATGCAGGCGCTGGCGCAGGGGACTTCGGACAGCGCGGCTTCGACGTATCTGCCAGCAGGCACTGGCGCGGTGGCGACTACGGTGCAGGCGAAGTTGCGCGAAACACTCAGTGTCACAGATAAGGGGGCAGACCCGACTGGGGTTTTAGACGCAACAGCTTCATTCACAAATGCGCTGGCCGCTGGAAAAACCTACGACTTGGGCGGTGGCACTTACTTGGTTGACTCGCTTACCGTCCCCAACTGCACCATAAAAAACGGCAATCTAAAGCTCACATCAGGCGCAAGGTTGACGGTGGCAAATGGCTGCACATTTGATGGCGTAACCATTGACTGTCAAGACCTGCCGGTGAACGTGGCGGCAGTCTATGTGACGGGTGGCAAGTTCAATTTCTTGCGCTCAAAAGTAACGAACATCAACTCGACCACTGCGGTATCTGCGCAGTATGGAGTGATCATTAAATTGCAAGGTGGTGTGGAGTTCTCTATCCGCGACTCCGAGTTTTCTGACATCACGAATACAGATGATGGGGCACCAGCCGGGTCTGGATTCTGTGGCGGTGTGTTCTTCTTCGGTGACGCAGTTTCTCTTGGAGACTACGCAGCCAGCCCTTCCCGTGGCGTTGTCGATAACTGCCTGTTCAACAACATCTACACGCAGACCGGCGGCGGCGCAACTATCGACAACACGGACGCGGATGCGATTCGCTTCTACATAGATGGCTGGGCCGAATCGTTCGACACCATCTTTCCGATCACAATATCGAATTGCCACTTCATTGATGTTCAGAAGTCGTGCATCAAGAATAACGGCGGCAATGGGATGACGCTGCGCGATTGCTCTGTGAAAGCGGCGCGTGTTGACTTCACTATGCTGGCCGCTGTTCGCATCCAGTCTGCCTACGATTGCATCGTGGATGGGTTGACGTTTGGCGGAACAGCGTCCTACCTATTTGCCTTGTCAGGCAAGCGCATCCAAATTCGTAACACCAACCTGACGCTGGCAAGCGATGTGACGCAAGGTCTGTATTTCCAAGATCAAGGCATAACCAGCACAAACATTCTTGTTGATGGCGGTCAGTGGAATGGCGTTGGTCGTTTGATTGGTAGCAATTTCAGCAGTGGAACTGCTGCCACAAACACCACTCTGAGCAACATCGTAACTGCCCCAACTACTCCGCAAAACCCACACATCAGCCTGAATCGGTTTTCTGGCATCAGGCTTGAGGGTTTAGTGTTCTCGACTGCCGTTGCCGGTGTCGATGTTGTCTCTTTGGTAGAGAGCAGCAATGTGTCCATTGACCGCTGCAAATTCACCACTACACGGCGTGCCGTAGCAATGGATGCCAATAGTGTGACCTCACCAAACATCCGCATCACAAATTGCGATTTTGAAACTACCGGCGCAGGCATTGGTTATCGCTTTATCACTATTCGACCAACAACCGGAACGGCGCAAACGCCAGAAGGCCTTGTAATTGAGAATTGCAAGCTGACCCGCTATTCGCACACCAGTGCGACCAACGATGAGTTCATGCTGATTCAGGCAACGAATTTAAAAATCGACAACGTGCAGATGCTGGTAAAGCAAACAAGCACCAACGATTACGCAGCGCAGTACGCTATCAGCCTGTTGAGTAGTACAAAGGTTCAACTCACAAACATTAGCTACACAGCAAACTTTGCCTATAACGCAGCTTGGGCCGGGTGGGTGGCTATTCTTAACACCTGCCAATACGTGACCGTCTACAACATCCACGGGGGTGTTCGGCGCGGGGTTGAATTTAGTAGCACATCAAATTGCCACTACAACAACATCGCCGCAGTTGTTGCTCAGACGGTTGTCACCGTCACTGGTGGTACGAATATCACGGCTGGCGCAGAGCTTGCTGCTGTTCTTTGAAAGTTGTTATGACCACCATCACCCAATTCATCAAGTCCCGCACCATCCTGTTTGCGTTGCTGCTGGCGGTTTTGTCCGTCTTGCAGGGCTATGTCGGCCTGCTGCCGCTCTCTCCTGTGGAGCAGATGTACGTCGGCATCGCCATCAGCGTGGTGATCACCGTGCTGCGCATCGTCACCACCCAGCCCGTTTCGGAGAAGTAATGGCACCAGATGACAGCATCCTTTCCTTCATCAAAGACTTCGTGTGGGCCCCATTGCTGGGCCTTGTCGCGTGGGCCTGGAGCCGCAATCAAAAAGAACACGACGACTTGTGGGCTGCACATGAGAAGCTCCAGTCTGGAACATCGTCGGGCCACTCAGTGTTGAACGACCGGATCATGGAGTACGTCGATACAGCCACCAATGATTTGCGTGACCAGTCCAGGCGGCAAAGCGACAAGGCCAACGAGCACATCACCAAGCTGTTCGCCAACGCCGAGTTGGACCGTAAGGAATTCCACAACCAGATGGACGCCATGCGCTCGGACAACTTCACCCGGCACATCGAGCTGATGAACGCCATCCACAGCAAGGCCGACAAATGACCTTCGACGAAGCCTTCTCTGCGCTGATCGGCCACGAGGGTGGCTACAGCAACGACCCCCGCGATCCTGGTGGCGAGACGAACTTCGGCATCTCAAAGCGTGCCTACCCTGATGTGAATATCGCAACCCTGACGCTGGAGCAGGCCAAGGCGATCTACTTGCGCGACTACTGGCAGCGCGCCATGTGCGACCAGCTGCCGCCCGTGGTGGCGTTTCAGGTGTTTGACTGCGCCGTGAACTCGGGCATCGGCCAGGCCATCCGTTTCCTGCAGCGCGCCGTGGGTGTGGCTGACGACGGCAGGGTAGGGCCTCTCACCATCCGCGCCGTGCAGCGCCTGGACGCCGAGGCCGTGGTGTCTCGCTTCAACGGCCAGCGCCTGGACTTCATGACGAAGCTCTCGACCTGGGACGTGTACGGCAAGGGCTGGGCCCGGCGCATCGCCAAGAACCTGATGGAGGTCTGACATGGAATGGTCGAAGGTCGGCGAGTGGGTTTCACAGAACGCGGGCACCGGCGCGGCGCTGGTCGGTTCACTGATCACCGGCAACGTGCCTGGCGCGGTCGCTGCGGGCATTTCCCTGGTGAGTAGCGCCACCGGCACCAACGATCCCGGCAAGGCGCTGCAGGCCCTGCAAAACGACCCAGCCACCGTGATCCGGCTGCGTGAGCTCGCCGTTCAGGAGGAGGCCAACATCCGCGAGCACATCCGCGCAATGGCTGCGGCGCAGATGGCCGACGCCCAGGCCGAGCAGCACGAGACCCAGGAGACCATCCGATCTGGCGACAATGCCGACGATGTGTTTGTCCGGCGCACCCGGCCTGGTCAGAGCTGGGTCAGCCTGCTCGCTGCGCTGGCGTACATCGGCTACGGGGCAGGGGCCGATAAGGCCATCGACGCCACCATTGTGACGCTGCTGCTGACGCTGCCCTGGGCCTATGCAGGCCTGCGCCAGATCGGCAAGGGCTTCGATTCATTCACGGCTGCGCGCGCGGCCAAATAAGGGAGGCGTATGGTTCAAAAAGTACCGGCATCAATGACAGAGGAAGGCCTGACGGTCGCCAGCGTTGCGGCCACGGCTGCTGCTGCGGCCACGGCGGGCAACGTGAAGCTCACGGGAGATGTGGTGCAGGTTGTTCATTTCCAGACGGGTTCCCTCGTCAGCGGAACGACGACTTTGCCGCAGGACGATACGATCCCGCAGCAGACAGAGGGCGTGGAGGTAATGACGCAGGCGTTCACGCCAACGAACGCGTCAAACATCCTGCTGATCGAGGCGGTCGTGAACGGCTCCAACAGCGTGGCAAACTGCTTGGTCGCTGCTCTATTCCAGGATGCAACCGCCAACGCCATCGCTGTTTCGACTGGGCAGTATATCGGCACGGCCAATGCGTTCAGCCAGATCGTTCTGCGCCACAAGATGACGGCCGGCACCACGTCAGCGACCACGTTCAAGATTCGCATGGGCGCGACAACAGCGGGGACGACCTACTTCAACGGCAACATTACGCGGTATTACGGCGGCGTGTTTGCCAGCTCGATCACCATCACCGAAATCAAAGCGTAATTTTTATTACGGAACCACCACTAGATGTAGTGGTGGGTTTTCTTCCCGGTTTTTACGGGTAGGCCATTGGAATCGTTCACGAATTTGCCCGTTCTGGCACTCCATTCGCATAAGCAACAGTAGAGCACGCGTTGAGGTGTAGTCTAGATATTGTGTCCCCTCCCCTGCTAAAAACCGGCTGTTACTGGTTGAGTTAGTAAGGCACCGGAAGAACAGGGAAGGGGGGTTTGCTAGGGTTAGACTACGTTGTTCTGGTTACGCCTGGCGTGACAAGCGTTCCTTCAATTCGTAGCCCATGAGCGGCCAGAGGCTATTCTTAGAGTTCTCATACGCAACTTTTTTCCCGATCTCCTCGTCATCATTCTGGGGAGACACAGAGACGGATGGATTGCCAACTACGGCATATCCACTCTGGGTTGTCAGCACAGCCCAGCGCAGAACCTGGCCTCCGTGTGAGACGTGTTTCACATATTCGACGTGCTTGATGTTCGCGGACATATCCGCTGGAGTTACGCGCGGGGCAGTCAGCCCCTTGGCGATGATTTCCTGCTCGATTGCGCTGTCGTCTGTACGGGGTGATTGAACGTTGTTCATGGTGATCTCTCATCAAAAAATTCCCCACTTAAGGGCAGGGGATAACTCCACAATTCGTGTCAGCAGTGGGTTGCAAGCCTTTGATTCCCGTGTTACTTCTAAGTGCCGATTCGCATAAGCAACAGTAGAGCACGCGTTGATGTGTAGTCTAGATGTTGTCCCCTTCCCTGCTAAATCTTGACCGGCCAGCGCAGGGAATGCACCAACTTCTTGGGACGACCTGGCCGTTTGATTTTGCGCAGATTGGCTGCTGTGTGTCGAGTTGCGCGGCCCGCCTCGAACAGTAGGGTGGCGCTGTCCTCCGGCTCCCGGCTCAACACATCCAGGCGCTCGGCCAAGGCCCGCAGCTCCCCGGCCACCCGGCGCAGGTTCACCACGCTGCCCAGGGGAATGTCCAGCCTGGCGACGGTGGGCACCCAGTTCTCGCTGTGGTGGACTCGGTCGCGCGGGGTCTTTCTGGGTTTCGTTTCCATGATGCGACGCTACCATATGTGGTGTGGAATTCTCAACAGCTAATGACGCGAGCACACCACAGACCTGGTGCCCAGCACGAGGCGCACAAAGTACGGGCCGGGGCGCTTGCATCCGCAGAGGGCGCAGAATTTCATGGGGCGCCCCTTGCGCGGATGGCGTGAGCGCAGTCCTTCGGCCCGAGTGATGGATATGCCAGATGATCCTCACACGCCTTCGCACAAGCCTCGCGCTCGGCTGCGATGGCGGCCTCCAGCATCCGCTTCACCCGGCGCATGGCGTGCTGCGTGTATGCGCCTGGGCCGCTCCAGTTCATGTGCCCGGCAATCTCTGCGTCGGTCATAGCGCCATCACCTCCACGTCGTGGGCCAGGCCCTTGCCGCGCATGATCTCCCGGATCCGGCGCTCGGTCGCCCGGTGGCACTTGATCATGGTGCGGTGAGGCAGGTTCTCCAGGCACACAGCATAATCCTCCAGCACCGCGCGCACGGCCTGGATGCCCTGGGCGTCGAGCCTGATCACGCCGTGCGTCTGGTGGCGCTTGCCTGCCATGTGCAGGGCCGTGACTGCGTCTGCCAGCAGTCCGCTGCCGTCCTCCACGATGCCCATGGCCACCAGGGTTTCCATGAGGTTCACCGCGTCCGAGCACACCCTCCAGTCGTCGGTGGTTGGTTCGGGCGCGCTCTCGACGCTGGCCAGCCCGCCCCACATCCGAGTGAGCTGGTGCACCTGAAATGATTTCGGCGTCGGCGCTGTCGGGCTGGCGAACATCTCGTCGAGCGCGCTGTAGGTGTAGACCTCGACGACCCGGCGTTTCTGTTTTGTTCTCGCCATCAGAACCCCCTCGATTTGATGGACTGGTGGTCCATTGAGTTGGCCCGCGTGTGCCAGGTTGGGGGCGTGTAGGTGCCTGCCATCTTGTTGATCTGCGGCGGAAGGGCCTCGTGCTCCTCGCGGACGCGCGGGGTATAGGCCTGGTCGCCAAAGTTGCGGCGCTGGCGCGCGGTGAAGTCTTTTGTGCCGGGGGTGAGTGCGTGTTTCATGGTGTTCCTTTTGGTTTCTTCTTGATCAGTTTTTCTGAACACATCTTGCCGACCTCGGTGGCGCGCGGGATGGCGCGGTTTGTGTTGATACCAGAGAAGTCTTGTGTGGATTTCCACGCGCCTGTTGTGAAGATGCTGGGCTGGCCTTGCCAGTCAAAGGGCTGGTGCCCCCTGTGCTTGGCTGCTTCATGACATGTACCCGAACAGGAACGTGATGATGGCCAGCATGGAGAAAAACCCGAGCCAGGCCATGCCGGTCCACAGCCAGCGCATGATGTAGTCGAAGGCGGTGAAGCCATCGCCGGGCGCCAGGGGCAGCTCACAGGCCTGGCGGGCCGGGCAGTCGCGGCCCTGGTTGCAGTCGTGGGTGCAGGTCATACGATCACCCCCGTAGCCCTGGCGATGGCAGCGCGGGCTGCTTTAACTGCCCTCCATCCGGTGACTAGTACTTCGCATTGAGCGCATGTATCGGCCCTGTGGTGGCACCCGTAGGTTTTGGGCTGATCCTCTTGGTCCGTAGAATGGCTGTGAAAGTGTTTGACCATTCCTTGTAGCGCCTCCAACAGATCGGGCGCGGCGGCAGCCAGCTTGAAGTTGGCTTCAGTGCCCGGGCAGTCCAAGTCCCAGTCTCCGCTTCCGATGTAGACGGCCTGCCACGGCCCTGGTGTGTGCGCGCTCATACGACGATCCCCCACAGCATCAGGGCGCCGCAGATGATTAGGGTGACAAAGCAGCCACCAACCACCACCTTGTCCTGCCAGTCCATAGGGAGGTCGTCATCGATGCGGCTGCTGGTGTAGGGCCCGAAGGCCTCGTTCAGCGTGCGGGGGTGCTTGCGTGTGTTCATTCGGTCCTCGCTTTCAAATAATCGTCAATGTCCTGGCGGCGGTAGCGCACGGGGCTGCGCTTGCCGTCACCGAGTTTCGTCCAGGCCGGGCCGACGCGCTTGCCGCGCCAGGACTCCAGGGTGTCGGGCTTCACCTGCAGCAGGTCGGCCACCTGCTTGGGGGTGAGGAGGTCGCTTGGGTTTGTCATGGCGCGGTGCTCAGATGGGGCTGTCGGTGTCTGAGGCGGGCTGGTCGTCCTGCTCCATGTCGATCACACCATCGTCGTCATGCTGGGGCGCTGGAGCCTGCTCGCGTGGAGCCTGCTCGGCGACCTTCTGCAGGCGGCTGGGGCGCTTGGCTGCCGATGGTGCTGGCGCTGCTTCCTGGGCGTCCTGCTGCGTCTCGGCGGGCGGCATGAACAGTTCGTCGTCCTCGCGGATGGCGCCGTCGATGTCGGTGCTCAGGGGCAGGCGCTTGGCGTGGCGGCGCACCACCGTTTTCTTGGCCATCTCGGCAAAGTCCGTCACCCAGGGGCCGGAGCCACCCGACCGGCTGCGGGCCCGGATCCCGTTCACATCCTCGACGCTCATCACCTCGCGGGACTTCTCGCCGTCCTTCATGGAGACGATGCTGTAGACCGCGATCAGTTTGCCCCGGCCGGCCAGCGCGGGCTTGTGGGTGATGTGCTCCTCGTCGCCAAGGCAGAAGTCGAAGTTGTCGTTTTCATAGACCGCCTGGACGGACCAGGTGCTGATCTCGCCGCTGTTGCGGACCATCTTCATGACCCCAGCCACCATCGGCATGAATTGGCACTGGTCCTTGAATGTGACGATGGCGCCCTCGCGGCCGTCTGGCAGCAGGCCCATCTGGCTGGCCTTCATGGCGCTGGCAAACAGCGTGCGGCGGTCGGCGTTGAGCAGGGCAGGGGTGGTCTGCACCGCTGTCATCAGCACCCGGACAAAACGCTCTGGGCTGACGTGCTTGGGAAGGGCTGCCGCAAATTGCGGGGTCATGGCGGTGAGCTGGGTGCGCACCTGATCGACGACGGTTACTTGTGTGGACATGGGGTTTCCTTTGGGTTGTTGAGAATACAGCGTCAGTGTATCACGGTTTACTTAGGCTTGCGGGCGTTTATTCTGAGGTTTCTGAAACCTTTTCTTCCGCCATAGGTCTGGCCGATCATGGTTTCTGTGATCACCGTGGGCGGCGTCTCGGCCTGGATGCCTGCGCTGATCGTCCACCCGTCGAGCAGGACCTTCTCGGCGTCTCCGATGGCCTCGAGCAGCAGGGCCTTGGCGGTTTCCTTGTCCTCCTGCGCGTCCTTCTCGTCTTGGCTGGCGCGTTTGTAATTCATCACCAGCAGTGCGATTCGATCATCAGTGCTGGCGTCCAAAATCTTGCCGGGCTGGGCGTACTGGTTCAACCGGATCACCGCCTCGGCGTCGCCTGGCATCACCGCAGCAGGTTCCTGTCCGGCGTCAACCGAATGCCAGAAGTCCGCGATGCGTTGGCGCATGGCCGCGATCACCTGCTCGTCGCGATGGCGCTCGATCACCACGCCGCGGTTGCCGGCAATGAAGGCGCCGATGAAGGCCCGGCTGTAGCCCGACACCATCATCTGGTGCTGCACCTGCATCTCGATGTGCTCGGGCGCCTCGATGCTGCCGTCGTCGTGCTCGATCCAGCCGTCGCGGAAGGCCAGGTAGTCGACGTTCTTGATCTCGAGGTGGGCTGGTTCGCCCAGGCTGGTGATGCGGAAGTCGAACGATGCCCCGGCGCGCAGCTCTGGCAGGCGCATGTAGTCCTTCATGGGCTCGACGGTCCAGCCCTGTTCCTCTGCGATGCCGTGGGCGATGGCCGCCTCGAGGCGGTTGCCCCACTTCATGCGCTCGTTGGCCACGAAGGCGCGGGTCTGGCCGGACTTCTTGGCGTGCCACAGCTCGAAGTGCGTGAGGTAGGGGCTCATGGAAAACAGCGCCGCGGACTCGGTGCTGGTGACGTCCTGCTTGCGCATGGCCAGCCAGTCGGCCTCGTTGGTGGGGGTGATGGTGAGGGCGTTCATGCTGCGTCCGCCTCTGCCTGTTGATCTTCCATGGCCGCATCGACGGCTGCGTCGAATTCCTTGCCGCTGAGTGCAGCCAGTTCTGCGAAGGCGTCGCTGTCGCTCTCGGCATTGAGCGCGAAGGCGTCGCGCAGGTAGCGGTAGCGGTAGGCGTCGGGCTTGATGGTGGCAATGAAAGCAGCATCCAGCGCTTGTCCAATCTTGAGGGAGCGCTCCAGGGCGGTGCGCTCGGGCGCTCTGCCAAGCAACTGAGCGGCGGCCTCGACCAGATACTCAGACAGCAGGATGGCCTGATCTGGCGTCATGCTGTGCAGGAAGCTCATGGCACCGGCATCCTGCTTGAAGTGAACCAACTTGCCGCTGCCGCTGTTGCTGACCGAGACCGTGATGGGGTTGCTCCCCACAAAATTAGAAATCTGACGCATGACCTTCTCCAGAATCGCGCCAGGAAATCCGGCGCCTGTGGAGAATTATGCAACCGTGATGCGAATAACGCAATAGGAGAAAACAGGGACAAACCCTTAGTTGCCGCAGCGCAACGCTTACGGCTGCACCACCAGCACGGGGTTCGCCCACTCCACATCCACATCGGCAATGGGGCCGAGCGGGGTCTGCAGCGTCCACAACCCGCGCCTGGTGCCGCGCGTCAACCGGGCCGCGTAGGCCAGGCCGTTGCGCACCTTGACGATGGACATCCGTCCGACCGCCTCGGCCGGGATGCCCTGGTCGACGTGAATGCGGGAGACGAACAGCATCCAGCCGTCCATGTGCTCGAGGTCCGTGCCTGCTGTGCGGCATTGGGTGGCGCCCAAGTTCATGGGAAGGTCGCCGCCGGGGTGGGGGATGGACTGGCCGACCTCCACAAAATGCACCTCGGTGCTGCCATCCATCCACGCGTTGACGGGCACCAGTTCACCACCTGATTGGATGCTGACACCGGCATGCTGCATCACTTCGTCGGCGGGCACGCCCAGCAAGCGGGCGATTTGCACGGCTTCTGCGATTTTCATCTCCCGCTTGCCGCGCAGGGTGAGGCTGACGGCGGCGGGGTCGAGGCCCATCGCACGGGCCAGGCCGCGCTGGGACAGCTTGCAGTCGGCGAGTCGGTCCTTGAACCAGCGGGTGTTGACGTGATGTGGCATGGGCAAACCTCGGGTTGCGAGGGGAATGGCCCTGTACATACCGCAGTGTTGAGGCCCTTGCAACAATGGTGAGATTTCTGCATAATTGCGGTATTCTCAATACGAGATTCAATTTTCGCAATACGCAGGACACTTATGACACCAGCAGACATCGTGATTTCCCGGTTCGAGGGCGTGAGGCCGTTGGCAAGGATCCTGGGGAAGAACCCAAGCACCATACATAGATGGCGCATGCCAGCAGCCAAGGGTGGGCTGGATGGCCGGGTGCCGTCTGCAGTGCAGGCACGACTGATGGAGATCGCTAGGGAGCGCGGGGTCGCTCTGTCGGCGGAAGAACTCATCAATGGTGACCAAGGCGTAAGTTCTGGATTACCCGGAGTCAACAATGAAACGATTTAAAGCGTACATTTCCGGCCCGATGTCAGGGCTGCCTGACAACAATTACCCAGCCTTTTCAAAGGAGGAGGCCCGGCTGCGTGGGATGGGGATAACTGTTGTCAACCCTGCCGCCAACGGTCTACCGGCCAATGCGGAATGGCACGACCACATGCGCGAGGACATCCGCATGCTGATGGACTGCAGCAGCATTCACATGCTGCCGGGCTGGCAGAAAAGCCGGGGCGCAACCCTGGAGCACCAGATCGCCGTGGCGCTGGGGTTCGCGGTGACGGGGGCGGTGGAATGACCGACACGCAGCTGCTCAGTGTGATCAGTCACACGCGCTACGAGCTGCCGGGCGTTATCGCCAAGCGGGCCGGGCGCAAGCGGTTGAATGCGCAGCTCGGTCGCATGTCGCGCGCTGGGATGGTTGAACGGGTGCCTGGGCCGCGCTGTTTCATGTACCGCTCGCGCCAGGCGGTGATGCTGTGATGCATGGTAGTATTCACCAGTCCCTTGGCGGGGATTTTTCAGTAAGCCCAAGACGGGACTCTGCTGGTACTGACCAGTCCGCCAACATTCGCAAGAATGAGAGTCTCGCCTTGGGCTTTTTTATTGGTTCTAATATGGGAACAGCTATTGACATTAAAGGCGAAGCCTTTGGGCGGCTTGTTGCTTTGAAAATGGTTGCGTCGAAAGACGGAGCGATGTGGCTTTGCAGGTGCGTATGTGGGGCTGAAGTTGTCCGGGGCGCTGGCGAGTTGCGCAGGAAAACAAAGATAGGGCGGGTGCTTTCATGCGGATGCGTCACCGCCAGAACCCGAGTTTTTGAGAACGGGGTCAAGTGCACAGTTTGCGACAAACTCAAGCCGCCAGAGATGTTCTCGAAGATGCGCAGCGGCTACCAGTCAGCATGTAAGGCTTGCGCTAAAGACTGGCGAGAAAAACATGCCGACTACCTGAAGGCGGTCAAAGCGCAGTACCACGTTGAAAACCGAGAGCGGATCAACAAACGAGCGTCAGATCGGCAGTCTGAGAATAAAGAGCAATCCAATAACCGATCTAAAAAATGGCGAGACGCAAATCCTGATCGCAGGAAAGAAATAGCAAATGCGTGGGTGAAGCGTAACCCAGAGTCTGCAGCGCAGCATCAGCGCCTTCGTCAGGCAGGGGCAAAGCGCGCACAACCGGCTTGGGCCAATAAGGAGGAGATGAAGGGCATATACAAAGAGGCCAGGCTGCGCAGGCTTGCTGGGGAAAGTTGCCATGTCGATCACATCGTCCCACTTTTGAGTAGGTTTGTTTCTGGGCTGCATTGCGAGGCTAACCTGCAAATCATCGCGGCGCATGATAACCAGTCAAAGAGCAATCGCTACTGGCCCGACATGCCATGATTACTTTACGCTCATACCAATCTGGCATTGTCGAGGACGTCCGCGCAGCGTTCCGTGCTGGCCAGTCGTCGCAACTCATAGTCAGCCCCACGGGCAGCGGCAAGACCGTGATGTTTTCCTACATGGCATCGTCTGCTGCAGCTAAGGGCTTGCGCACTTTGATCTTGGCGCACCGGGTGGAGTTGCTTGACCAGATCAGCCGCACCTTGCGAGGCTTCAATGTCCAGCACGGCATCATCGCGCCGGGGTATCTCGGTGATCGCCGCCAGCGCGTGCAGGTGGCCAGCGTGTTCGCCATGGCGCGGCGGCTTGACCGCTACGAGGCCCCGGATCTGATCATCGTGGACGAGGCCCACCACGCCATTAAGGACTCGACCTGGGGCAACGTGATCCAGCATTACCCAAGGGCGAAGCTGCTGGGCGTAACAGCGACCCCGGTGCGGCTAAGCGGGGAGGGGCTGGACGGGCTTTTTGGCCACATGGTGATGGGCCCGACCGTGCGCGAACTGATCGACAGCGGGTCGCTATCACCATACCGGCTCTATGCCCCACCAGGCGCTGCGCTTGACCTGTCTGGGCTGCACTCACGCGGCGGAGACTACGTCAAATCCGAACTATCGGACCTGATGCAAAAGCCACAGATCGTCGGTAGCGCGGTGTCGCATTACAAGAAGCTGGCGCTGGGCAAGCGCGCGGTGGTTTTCTGCTGCAGCGTGGAACATGCCGAGCATGTGGCGGCCCAGTTTCGTGCGGCTGGTGTTTCTTCGCAGTCTATTGATGGGTCAATGGATAAAACGCTTCGCCAGTCCGTGCTGCGCTCGTTCGAGTCTGGCGACATCTCTGTGCTCACATCTTGTGATCTGGTGAGCGAGGGCTTTGATGTTCCCGCCATTGAGGTGGCGATCCTGCTGCGTCCGACAAAGTCGCTGGGCCTGTATCTGCAACAGGTAGGGCGGGCTCTGCGCACATTCCCTGGGAAGTCTGAGGCCATCATTCTTGACCATGTGAGCGCCGTTAAAAACCACGGACTGCCTGACGACGAGCGCGAGTGGTCACTGAAAGGCCGAGGCAAGAAGGCCGGCGCGGCCAAGTCTGAAGTGCCCGTAAAGCAGTGCCCTAAATGCTTTGCGACCGTGGCATCACTTTCCACCGTCTGCCTTTGTGGGCACATCTTTGAAGTCAAAACTCGGGAAGTCGAGCAGGTCGAGGGCGAGCTTGTGGCCGTGGACCTGCAGGCCGCCCGTGTGGCTGCGCGCAAGGAGCAGGGCAGGGCGCAAAGCGAGGAGGACCTGGTGGCCATCGGGCGCTCGCGCGGAATGAAACGACCAGAGCTTTGGGCGCGGCATGTGCTGCGGGCCCGGTATGCCAAGGAGGCGAAAGCATGAGCGACGACGCACTGACGATGGCGGGCATCCTGGTGCTCTACGGCCTGTTCTGGCTGATCACGGGGCTGGCTGCCGGGCGGGTGCTATGGGGACTGTGACATTGTTCGACGGCCGGGCGGTGGACTCGGCCTCCGAGCCCTGGCGCCAGGAATGCGAGGCGCGCCACATCCTGGCCATGCCTGGTGTGCAGGCCCGGCGCGACTACCTGGAGTCCGTGCTCAAACGCCGGGGCGCCAAACACCACCAGGCGCTGGCCGATCTGGTGCGGGCGGTGTGGGCTCATAATCGAACCCATGGCTAAATACGACTTCCCCGAGGGCGACGTCATGCGCTCGATCATGATCGCGCTGTCCAACGACGGGCACTTCGTGGCTCGGGCCAACGTGGGCTTGTTCTTCACCAAGGACGGCAGGCCCATCAGCACCGGGCTGCCGGTCGGGTTTTCGGACCTGTTCGGGTTCCGCGCTGGCGACGCCAAAGCGTTCTACATCGAGGTCAAGGGCGAGAAGGGCCGCGTTTCACTCGAGCAGCATGCGTTTCTCAATGCCATGAAGATCCGCGGGGCCATCGCTGGGGTGGCTCGGTCGGCAGAAGATGCGAAATTATTGCTGGCCGGGTGATGCGATTTTCACACCAGTGATGCGAAGCGGTGTAACATGAGGCTCTGTTTGTTTTTATTGTGAGGTCCGTATGTCATTCCCCGAAGATATTTCCCCAAGCACGATGCCGTTCACGACGCGCATGCGTGACCATTTGAACGGCGATGGCGGCCCGCATCCCGAAGTAGCTCACACGGTCTACGACTATGTGGATATCGCCAAGCGAATGCTGTTAGAGCTTCGCGTGCGTGATTTCTCTGCTTCTGATGTTGTGGCTCTCGCTTCCATCATGGAGTCCCGCGACAGGGCAATCCGCAAGACATACATCACCGAACAAGTATGAACCGCGACCCGATCTCGCTCGAGACGGCGGAGCGCATGCTGTCGTTTGTTCGCGGTGTTGATGACCGCGACCTGTGGGTCAAACTGGCCTACGTTCTCAAAGACGAATACGGCGACGCAGGCTTCGACGCCTGGAACGCCTGGAGCATGGATGGCTCAAGCTACAACGAAAAATCCACCCGCGACGTCTGGAAGTCGGTCAAGTCAGGCGGCAGTAAACGCGCCACTATCGGCACCCTGATCGCCCTGGCCAAAGAGGGCGGTTGGACCCGCTCCGAGAAAGACAGGCACCAGGCTACCCCCGAGGAGATTGCCGAGCGCAAGCGCGCCCAGGCCGAGCGCCTCGAGGCCGAGCGCATTAAGACCGAGGCCGAGCGCGCTGATGCTGCTGCTCACGCTGCCGATATGTGGAGCAAGGCCAGCGAGGCAGGCTCTCATCCATACCTGACGCGCAAGCAAATCAAAGGCATCGGCGCACGAATCTTGGGCGACTTGCTTTTGGTTCCGGTGAAGCAATCCGCCAAGGCGCTGGTGGGCCTGCAGACCATCGCCCCCAACGGAGACAAGAAATTCATTTTCGGCACCCCCAAGAAGGGCGGCTACTGCGTACTTGGCAAGCCCGGCCCCGTGATAGCCATCTGCGAGGGCTTTGCCACCGGCGTGTCGATTCACATGGCCACTGGCTATTGCGTGGTGGTCGCCTTTGACGCTGGAAACCTGCGAAACGTGGCCGAGAAGATGCGCGGCCTGCTTCCTGGCGCCACGTTTATCCTGGCTGCCGATGACGACGCCTGGACCGACGGAAACCCCGGCATCACATCCGCCACCGAGTCCGCCCGTGCCATCGGCGCCATGCTGGCCATCCCGCGCTGGTACGGCGACCGGGCCGATGGTCACACCGATT